CGACGGTATATAAGAGCATAAGGCGGTTGTCGAATGGGAAGATGAACTTACAACGATTCAGATCGTTATCACCACCGGCCGGGCTGGCACCACCTGATCCGTTAATGTCAAAGATCTCTTGTGTCTCAGTAGTTCCATCGTAACTATAGACACGGTCTTTGAAGTTAGTTACCCATATCTTTCCAGAGAAGTTAGTCATCTGAAACAGGTCAGTATCCGAACCTGTAAAGATGTCTGATGTGCTGATAGCAACGAAGTTGTCCAGGGACGCGTCGTATTTTGCTAGGCGCTTTTGATTAGCAACGATGGTTACATTATCTGATTCATCTCTATAGAGCTCACCAATTCCAACAATCCCATTGCTATTAGACTCTGAGACAAGGAAAACGTCTCCACCTGATGTGTGTGCGTTATAATTGCTGGTATCAACATCTTCGAGGAAAAAGCTAGTCGTGTCTGAGACAGTAATTGTCGAGATGGTTCCCTCTATCGATGTCATCCCTGACAAAGGGTTTTGCATCTGACCGCTGATAAGAATCTTATTGGTTGAGGAAAGACCGTGAGCAGCTGAGCAATCGATCCTTGGGCCCTTCTCATTACTGATCCCAGTAGCAGAAATCGATGCTGCATAAGTTAATGACTTAAGCTGATCAATTGTTCCACCTGATGTATAAGCGGTAATACTTAAAGATGAGGTGTTCAAAAGTTCAAATGTATTTGCCGCCGAGTTTGTTACGACAAATTTTAGATTGTTAATTTCTGTGGAACCACCGACACTTTGAATAATTATGACATCATTATCACTGAGACCATGGCCTGCGCTTGTAATCTGAATATTTCCGACATCCTGGACATTTGTGATATTTGTCCCAGAGTTAACTCGAGTGGGAAAGTACCCATAAATCTTGAATCCTGGTCGTTTTCGAATACGCCCGCGGAATATATTAGCGTTCTTCAGTGTCCCAAAGGCATCTGGAGGTGCTAACCACGCCTCCTTAGCATTGAAAAGCCCTGTTCGATAATCTGCTAAGGGGAATGGCTGGTAGCTCATCGTCACTCCATGTAGTCTGGAATTGCCTGGGTTAGCTCCTCGAAAGTGTCAACATCAAAGCATTTATCTGTTGGCATATCTCTAAGGCGTTGTTTTCGCCTTTTAACGTCATCTAGCGCTGCGAAATCGTTTTCTTCGAGGCAACGTAGTGATTCGATGTCCAATTGTCTTAGAAGCTCTTCTCTTTGCTCTCTCAGGATATCTATGTGAATCTCTTTTGCCTTTTCTAGGTCAATTTCGATGCGGCCATCTTTTAACCGCCATGATCCTGCATATTCCTTAAGAAGAGGCATCCTGATAGGCTCTAATTCCGCCCAATTCTCTGCATATTCCAGAAAATGCGACGCAATGAAATCGTCTTTTGAGCCTTTAAATTCATCATCTGGCTCGAGAACAGCAACACCACCATCTTCTGTCTCAGCGACAAATTTATTATAACGCCACTCTTCCACTATGCTTGTCCCCCGACAACAATAATACTGCAAACACCTGGGTCTTTTGCATTTGAATCTGTTGTTGATCTTGTAATAACAGTAAATGAGGTGGTGTCATTATAAGAAGCATTGACAGCAACATTGCTAGATCCTGAACCAGCAACAGCATAATTTGCAGTAGTCACAACGTTGGCATCAAAAGTGATTGTGTAATTCCCAACAGAATTCTTAGTGACCGTGCATCCCTGGCCAAAATTGACGGATAAAGCATCATTAAACACTCTCCAGCACGCAATCTGCTGTTGCTCTGCAAAAGTGACCGTTCCATCAAACGTATATGAATTCATCTCGACATCTGTGGTCGTATGACCCATCTTGCCTGCAGATGTTAATTGTACTTCATTGTTATCTTCATCGCGGGCGTGAAGCTCAGCTTTTGAATTGGCATCTTTACCATAAACGTAGATGGAATCCGCCTTGCCTGTCGCTGGTGGACTTGTATTTGCGCACTCTAGCCGCTCAAATGGGACATCGCCCTCTTCAACTGCCTGAAAATTGCCTTGAATATCGCCTTGTGAGTCACTGATAAGATCAGTCGCTGCAGGCTTTGATTTGTCCCAAACCATGGAGTACCTCGTTAAAACCTAGGGACAGAGCGGCTGTCCTGAGTATTTATTAAATCTCTACGTTTTGCTGTGCTGAGAAGGCGCTGAAACTGTCTTTCTAACAAAGCCGAAGCATCCTGCTGCCCTTCATCATTAAGAAAGTCAATCGCAGCACCGTAAGCCACCAGTTTCCCCCAGTCATCGAATAGCAAAGCATCCGTTTCATTAATCAAAGGGGCTGGACGCTCATTGATCTTCGCTTCAATCAGATAACTGCCGTCGGGAGGAGGAGTAAGATAAAGCTCACGATCGTAATAAAGAGCAGCCACAGGAATTCCCGGATTATAGAATTCATAACTAGCCCTTAGATCTTGTCCGTTAGATGGAGCTGTGTTGAACGTAATTGAGAATGCACCTGTGCTAAGAGTGACTCTTCCTGTTCCACCAAAATCACCTGAGAGCAATGCGACCTCGATAGCATAAACTTCTCCACCCTTCAGATAAGGAGTGAAGTTAGTAGAATCAACACCATCTAGCTGAAATGTCGTTCCCGTAATCACCGTTACAGTACTCTGAACATTATCAAGCTCTGTCATTCCAGAAAGCATACCAACTATCTGAACCTGATCACCTGTTGTTAAATTATGACCTGAATCAGTCGTGATTACAGCTGGTGATTGCTGACTTACATTTGTGATCTTTGGCCTTGAGCGAACAGATAAACGCTCAAAATCATCATCGAAAACAATATTCTCAGGATCTACTGGTGTGTGTCCTAGAGTACCTGTGAAAGTTACAGTAGAAGCATCACCACTGCCAACATTTTCACGTGTTTGATATGTCTTAGGATATCTTCCATAAAAGCAAGTTGGGTCCGTGAAAAGTTCTGCTTCAACCCCGTTCACGTAAACAGGACCTTTTAGGACCCAATTGCCATCTTCATTACTGTACTTAGGAACATTAACTAATGTTTGTAGCCTCCACCAGCCTTCCACATCTCGAGGAGTAAGCACAGAGGGAAGATCTTGAGTGTAAAATCGATTGATATACTCATCGAGTGCATCATTAGATATCTGATTCGTTGAGGGTCGACCACTCAGATTGCGAACTTTCGTGCGAATATCTGATAATGTCCACCTAACATCATTTGCGACAATGGCCATGGTTTACCCCCGTAAAATCTAAATAAACTTTAGCTTATCCAGCCACTGGGACACAAGTGCAACGTGGTCTAGCTTGACCTTGTTCGAAATAAGTAAGACTCATCAAGTGTTCAGCAACGTCAGTTGGGAGCTCATATTCGTTACCATCTTCCAAGCAATATTTTTCGTAGACAGTGCCTGGTCGACCAGTACCTTTTTTCAAAACAGTGCGGCCCTTAGTAAATTCAAGAGGTGTGCCAGGCTGTTGATTGTATGTAAAACGATAGGTGCGCTTAGAAACAGGGTCGTCTTCCATGGGATATTTGCCAGCCCACGGATTCTCCATTTGTGGTTGGACTACCTGGACGGGAATTGGTTGTGTGACGTCTACAGGCATTGATTCTGAGCGGTCTTCAGGGTTTTTTTTGGGTCGTGGCATGAATGATCTCCTTGATAAAAACAAGATCCCCGTATGACGTCGACAAATCACACGAGGATCTAACTATGACTTAGGCGTTAATGTCGCCGCGGTCATTGAACTTATTAGCCCAGATAGCAATGTAATGGATTTCATCGCTATCAGCGCCCCTGAATGCTGATCCAACGGTCAGATTCAAGGTATGCGTTGCTTGGGTATTATCGTTGGTATCTGCATAAGCGACGCTGTCATTCTGCGTAATACCGTTTGTGGTTTCTGCGACACCAATGCTCGCATCTGCCTCGTTAACGATGATAGATGCATCTCCAGCCGCATAATCCTTGTTCCAAAACAGAACAATATTAGTTGCGTCTGTAGCCATCTTAGTCTCATTCCACATGATGAGAGCGTCTGGGTTACGCTCCATATCCCATGTAAGCGCTACGTTTGCTCCGTCGGCCTCAAAGTGACCAACTTCAATGTAAGGTAGAGGTGCTGACATAATTCTATCTCCTTATGAGTGAGTCACTTCAAGGTTATGCATGAAGTTATCGTTGAGTATTCTGGAGACAAAGAAAGCCTTCCAGCCCACGCTTGCACGCTGATCTAGAGGATCGCTTGTTCCACCAGAGCCGTAAGCTTTGATGATAGTTGCAGCAGATCCACCTTCAAGCTCAGTAAGACCATAAGCATTCTTACCGATGATGAAGCAGTGATATTGTACTGGGCTTTCTGTGGTAACTTTACCAGCAGAGGATGCCAACCAACGTACGCGGCCTGTTGAACCCCATTCTGCTTCTAGTACAGGCATTTGCTGACCATACTCTTGAGTAGAAACGAAGTTAGACATTGCAGCGATATCATCAGTGACATCTGTATCACAAAGGCCAAAGTAGCTTGGAGGTACAGGTACAGTTCCAAACTTATTGGCACCTACGACAACTTCGCTGATCATTTGCGCGTCGTTACCCATCAGGGTTTTGACAACACCGTCAACGTCAGTTTTTGTGATTTCAGTAGGTGTGTTTCCGTTAACACCGTTACTTGCGTTTGTAGCAGAAGCCACAGCGCTTAGGGTGTCACGGACAATAGCGTCGATGGTTTCACCGAACTGCTGTCCAAGTAGCTCAACAGCTTCTGTGATGATTGCATCTTCGACTGTTAGATCGACAACGTCAGAAATCTCTACGAAATCTCCGTATTGTGAAACGGTCGCCGTTAGGTCTGTCTTAGCTAGCTGTGAACCAGCAGGTGTCACGCCTTCACCAATAGGTGTTGTCGCAACAGACAGGTTTGTATAACGACGGAATTTAATCTGATTACCAGATTTCTTCTGTAGATCTCTACGCTGCCCGAACAGTGTATGGATCAAATGTGGACGAGCCCGCATGAGAAGCAGACGGTCGTACATAGTGCTTACCGCAGGGCCCACTTGAGTAGTAGTGGTTTGCGCCATAACTAACCTCTTAGTTTAGTCCGCGCTTTACCTTAGCGACATGCTGCTCAAAATCTTGTTCAGACATATTCAGAAAGAAGTCTGCTTTGCTTAGCGCTCCACCACCACCTGTAGCACCTGCCAAGGAACCTGGTTTTTGCGCATTCTCGACCATGCGCCTAGCTTCCTCAACTTGCTGAGATGGCTGTGCAGCTCCAGCATTAGCATTGCGTCCAATCTGATATGCCAACAAACCAGGGTTTGAGCTGGTTCGTATCGCTTCAGCAAGCGCTGGGTTTTGTTCTGCCATTTTCACAGTCTCTCTGACCACGTTTTCGTAATCAGGAAACTGCGACTTCATCTGCATGATCTGCATTTGCTGCTCATATTGAGCAACTTTTTGCTGGAACGATTGTTCCTGCTGCGAGATCACGTTTTGAAGAACGGCCTTTACCTCACCACCAGTAACGACATCATCCTCCGCTAAATTATCAAGAGGCGAACGAGCAGATTGCGCAGGCTGCTGTTGCATCTGAGTCATATAGTTTTGGAAAACGCCCAACTGCTGTTGGTAAGTCTGGTTCTGCTGTTCTAGCTGCTCCAGACGCCGTTTTTGCTCAGACATTGTCTCATTTGCTTTCTGCCAGTTAATTTCCTGGTTAGAAGGCTCGTGAGTTGCCTCAGCTGTTTGAGAATCGGCGACATTCTCTGTGGTAACGCCCTGCGAATTGATATCTGCGGTCATTTTATTCCTTTTAAGCCCGTTGGACCAACCCCGGCTTCGGGTCTATTTATAATGTAATGTTTGTCCCTGAAACTAACAAGTGTAATTTTATTCACTAACAACCGGCAAGGTTTTTCCACCACACACTTGACAGATTGTTGTGGTAAATGATGCGGGTTGTATCTTAGCGGAATTTCTTAGCTCGCATTGAGCTGCAAAGCAATCGCATTTAGGAACTATGGCAACGACTTCTGGCCACGTTAGTCGACCGCACGTAACACACTTTTCCGTGATGAATGTAATTCGATCATCAACAGCATTCTGAGTCAGCTCGTACCATCTTCTGTCACAGACACAATCTTCCTCATGTGCTTTTTGATATTCAATCATCACAACCGCCTATTTAAGAAACACAAATTGAATTTGTCATAGATTGGGCGCTCTGATGCACCAGTTCATTAGAATTGTGAGGGTCAAGATACTCACCAGGCACTAAGACATCATGAGGTAGATCCCAGACGCGATGAATCGTTCCTTTTTCATTATCAACCTTCCACAGCACTGTTCCTAACATTTTTGGTGGCATGGTAGATCGCAACATATAAGTCGTTTTCATCGTATCCATGCCATGTCCTGTCCAGTTCGAGTGCTTAAAAATATAGTAGCTCGTTTTGGACTTGTTTTTCTCGATGATACCTTCGATCATCTTAGCTTCGTTGGCCTCCATGGCCTCTCTGACATCCCAAAGTAACATCTTAATGCTCCAGTTCTGGCCATCTGCTTGTTATTTCCCGGATGCGATCGAGAAAATAATATTCAGCATCCGTCACATCATCGCTGTGCTTCATGCGATTCCGACATTGGCCATCAATTTCTAGTAAATCAGACCACATTTCCATCGCATTTAACGTTAGTTTGATCTCAAACTGCTCTTCATGTGTGTCTAACTCTACAATCATCTTTCCCATTCTAGTCTCCTGCACTAAACAAGCTCTCTCCAGAAAACAGCTCCTTCAATGTCAACGTTTGTCGATCCTGCTATTGGTCTAAAACAGAGAACAATCTCATCGCGTGTGCCATCAATTTGTGATCCCAATCGGAGAGCATTATTTAATTCAGCGCTTGCAGATCCACCAACGGGATTGCCGCCGCCTCCACCGCCGCCTCCACCGCCGCCAGATTCAATATATCCGCCACTCATAAATAAACCACCAGTAACGGTATTGGCTGTCGCACCAGTAGCCTTTTGTATTGCCGAATTAGTAATATCTGAATATGTAAATGTTCCAGCTACAGTTGGGTTGTAAATCAACATCCATTCGCCAAATTCACCAGCAGTCTGCACTTGCATAGCCATGTTCAATAGCCGAATAGTCGTTGATAGATGAGTCGTTTTAAGTCGAATACCGACAATTGCATAAATGGTATTTTCAGTATTACAATCCACATGAGTTCCCGCTGTGGATGTGTAGAATAACGTGCCTAGCGCCTGTGATCCTCCTTCAGAGGCAACGCTTGAACAGATATGCTGCATCGATGCCGTTCCACCAGTACTGCGAATCTCATAGCTCAATGAATGATTCG